CAGCTGTGCCCTACGCAGTGCAGCAGGCCGCCCTCATCCTCGCCGCACGCCTGTACCAGCGCAAAGCATCCCCGCTCGGCATCATGACCGGCTTCGCCGACTACGGCATCGCCCGCATCAGCCGCCAAGATCCCGACGTCGCCGCCCTGCTCCAGCAATACAAGCGGCTCGCGACCGCCTGATGGCTGACTACACCGCCATTCGTGACGGCCTTGCTGCGCAGCTCGAGACTGTGCCGACGTTCTTGACCGTGCACGCCACCGTCCCGAGCCGGATCGTTGCGCCGGCGGCTGTGGTCGTTCCTGGCCGGCCTGTCGCCACCTACCACGACAGCATGATCGGCAGCGGCGGCTCGCTCACCGTGTTCAACTTCGAGCTGGTCTGCGCAGTGCAATCCATGACCGAGGAGTTCGCCCAGGACGCCCTCGACGACCTCATCAGCGGCGCGAACAGCGTGCCGGCAGCTGTCGAGGCCGACCCGACCCTCGGCGGCGCAGCCACGACGTGCCAGGTTCGCCAGGCCGTCGACTACGGCGTGGTAGCCTTTGCAGATACCGAGTTCATCGGTGCCCGTTTTCTCGTGGAGGTCTACGCACGATGACCAGCTACACCGTCACGTCACACAAGCTCGCCGGCCATGAGCACGGCGACACCGTGACCGACGACGACCTCGAGGGCGCAAACGTGCCCGCATTGATCGCCGCAGGCCACCTGGCCGAAGCGAAACCGAAAAACAGCCGAAAGGCCAACCCAGAAAGTGAGGCCGACTGATGGCCGTTTTTCTTTCCAACTCGGTCACCGTGACCGTGAATTCCGTCGATTTGACCGATCACATCGCGAGTGTGACTTGGACCGAAACCGCTGACGAGCTTGAGACGACCGCGATGGGTGACAGCAACCGCACCCGCATCGGTGGACTCAAGGACGGCAGCGTGTCGATCGAGTTCCACCAGGACTTCGCTGCGTCGTCGGTGTACGCCACCCTGTACCCGCTGCTCGGCACCACGACCACCGTCGAAATGACCCCGACCAGCGCCGCAGTCGCAGCTGACAACCCGAAGCACTCCGCCTCGGCCCTCGTCACCGAGCTGCCCATCATCGACGGCAGCGTGTCCGACCTGGCTACCGTTTCGGTGACCTGGCCGCTGTCCGGCGCAGTCACGGTGACCACCAGCTGACATGCTTGACCTCTCCATCTCAACCCGACTGGCCGACGAGACGGAGCCAGTCACAAGCAAACCCACGATGGGCACGCTGCTCCAGCTGGAGCGGTACTTCAACCTGCCAAGCGCCATCGAGGCGTTGCAGCAAACGAAAATCGAGCATGTGGCGTGGCTGGCGTGGGAATCACGCCGGCACGCCGGGCTCACCGTGCCGACCTGGGAAAAGTTCCGAGACACGCTTGTCGACATCGAGTTCGACAGCGACAACGACACCCCTTTAGCCGAAGGGGAACCGCCTACGGCATAGCGTCGTTGGCACTCGCTACCGGACAACCGATCAGCGAGCTTGAGAACGCTTCCCCGGCCGTCATTCGTGCGTTGCAGGCAATCCTGAAAGAGCGTCACCAGGCGCAAGAGAAAGCAGCACGGAGGCGCTGACATGGCACAACCCGCAGTCCGAGTCGAGGGCGGCAGGGAGCTGCGGCGCAAGTTTCGTGAAGTCGGCGACGACATGACCGACCTGAAAGACCTGCACAAAGAGCTCGCTGACGACGTCGCAGGCACGGCAAAGACCAAAACGCCGGTGCGTAGCGGCCGGCTGCGTAACTCAGTGCGTGGCAGCGGCACAAAGACTGCTGCTCGAGTTCGTGCAGGCAACAACCGAAAGAGCGGCCCGACCTCGGTGCCCTACGCCGGCCGTATCCACTTCGGCGACCCTGGCAGCCGTACCCGTGGCCGTATCAGGCCGCAACCGTTCCTGTACGAAGCCCTCGACGACCGCCGCCAGCAGGTAGTCGACCGATACAACGACGAAGTCCGGGCCATCATCCGGCGCACGTTCTAGGATTGCGACATGGCAGCAGGTTCGAGCGTCATCAACGTCGCAATTCTTGGCGACGCTAAAAAGTTCAAGCGTGCTGTCGGCGAAGCAGGCGACAAGCTGGGCAAATTCAGCGCCAAAGTCGGCACTGTTTCGGCGAACGTCGTCAAAGGCTTCGGTGTCATGGGCGCTGCGGCCGGCGGCCTGGCCGTCGTTGTCGGCAAACAGCTTTTCGACGTCGGCGAAGAACTCACCGCCCTCGACCAGAAGATCGGCACCGTATTCTCAGGCGACTCGCTCGAAACGGTTACGGGCTGGGCCGACGAGGTCGCTGCCCGCATGGGCCTCACAGCAACCCAGGCGGCCGGCCTCGCTGCTAACGCCGGCGACCTGCTCAAGCCGATGGGGTTCACTGCTGACGAAGCCGCCAACATGTCGACCGAGATCATCGGCCTTGCTGGTGCGTTGTCGGAATGGTCCGGCGGGCAGCGAGGCGTCGAAGAAACCGCCGAGATCCTGTCCAAGGCGCTGCTCGGCGAACGTGACTCGCTCAAGTCGCTCGGCATCTCGATCAATCAGGCCGAGGTCGATCAGCGTGCCCTGACGATCGCACAAGAGCAAGGCCGAGAAGCCATCACCGCTCAGGACAAAGCGCTCGCAACGCAGGCGCTAATCCTTGAGAAATCGACCGATGCTCAGGAAGCGTTTGCTGCCGGCGGCAACAAACTCACCGCAGCCCAAAACCGGCTGCGTGCAGCGTTCGGCGAGCTCCAAGAGCGCCTCGCCCGCAAACTGCTGCCGCTGTTCGCCAAAGCCGCTGACATCGTCGTCGAGCTCATCGAAGTGTTTGAGGAGGACGGCCTGGGCGGCGTCATTTCAAACGTGTCAAAACGTGTCAGGTTGGCATGGCCAGAGATTCGCACGCAGCTCGGAGTGTGGGCACGAGGGTTCGTTGACTGGATCAGGCGAGTCGGGCCGCCGTTCTTCTCAGCGCTCGGCAGCCTCCTCGTCGACTTCGGCAAATGGTTCATCAACGACGCCCTGCCCGTCATCATCAACAAGCTCGGCGAATGGGCAAACGCGTTTATCGACTGGATTGGGCCGCTCATCCCGCCATTCCTTCGCGAGCTCGGCGACCTAATTGCAGCGTTTGCGAACTGGTTTGTTCAAGACGGCCTTGACATGATCGTCACAACGCTTGGCCGATGGGCAGCGGCGTTTCTTGAGTGGGTCGCACCTATAATTCCGCCGCTGATGCGTGAGCTGCTCGACCTGCTCATTGAAATTGGCAAATGGGTCATCACCACTGGTGCGCCAGCGCTCAACGATGCACTGGGCCGCTGGGCAGACGCTTTTGTTGACTGGACCGTCGACGTTGCACCAGATGCTTTGAGGGCGCTGCGTGACCTCGTTATTGAAATGTCAGTGGTTATCGGTCACGAAGCAAAAGAGATCGGCAAACGTCTGATTGTCGGCATCGTGATGGGCATTCGGGAAAACGGCAAAGCCGTGCTGATTGCTTTGCGCAATCTGATTCCTGGCGGCAGTGCCTTTGGTGACGTATTCGGTGCAATCATGTCTGGTGGCTTTCGTCCTCCCGGCATGGCTAATGGCGGGCCAGTAGGTGCCAACCTTCCCTACATCGTGGGCGAACGTGGCCCAGAACTATTCGTGCCTCACACTGCAGGCAACATCGTGCCGAATCACGCAATGGGCGGCGGCGGCGACATCAACGTCACCGTGAACATGCCTGCCGGCAGCAACGGCGACGACGTCGTGCGAGCCCTGCAAGACTTCCAGCGACGGCGAGGCGCGATCCCGGTCACGACGTCCGGCGCAAGGTTCTAGCCGTGGCCTGGCCCGACTACTCGATCTATCTGCTCGAGGACGTCAACAACCGCAACGACATCGCCGGAACGGTTCTTGGTTTTAGCATCGAACAGGTCGCCGAAGCCGGCCAGATGGGCCGAGGCAACGCTGTTATTGAGCTCGACAATCAGGATGGCCGTTACACGCCTTATAACGGCGGCACCTACTCTGACGTCGACTGGTTCTCAGCAGCGATCGAGATCACGGTCGGCACCTACCCGACCAGCATCCTGTCCTATCTGTTCGCTGGGATGATTGTCGGGTTTGACCTGGTCGACGACGGCATCAACTCGAAAGTGCGTTTGAGTGTCGCTGACGCGTTCAGCATTGGCGGCCGCACAGCCATCGTTGACCGCACCGTCACCGGCACCACAACCGGCCTTGCAGACTTTATCGAGACGTACTGGTCGGGCACCTACGGCGAAGTGCAGCTCCCGACGCTTGGCGCTGGTGCAGGTGCCGAACCGTACGACGACGACGCCGGCCCGACAGCGCTCGAGATCGACTACAAGCTCGCTGACGTGCCACAAACCGCAGCAATGGACGAAATGAACGCCGCTGTTTTGCCGGCCGGGCCTGGCGTAGCGTTCCCGACCCGCCTGTTCCTGCCTGACCCTGGCTTCCCGCTGCTGTGGCACTTCACAAGCGCTGACCAGCTCCATCGAGGCACCGCCTTCGACACCACGTTCACGTTCACCGAATCGCCCGCTGTCGGCGAGCTCCCGTATGCGCGCCTCGAGCGTGGCTACAACATCGACGAGGTGACCAATTCGGCACAGGTCACTGGTGCGTTTTCTGGTGCTGCGCAGCAAACGTCACAAAACACGTCGTCGATCGACAAGTACGGTGCCCGCAACCGGCAGTACACGACCGCTGACCCGACTGACGCCCAGGCGCTTCAGACGGCGCAGGCGTGGACGTCGAAGTTCAGCGACACCGACTTTGTGGCGCAACGCATCCTCGTGACTCGTGCGATGGTTGCTGACAAGGTGGGCGACGATTCGAGTCCGTGGCTGTTTCTGCTCGACTGCCGGAAAGGCTGGTGGAACCCAGCGACGGTGACTTACACGCCGACTGGCGGCAGCGAACGAACAGACCAGGTGCTCATTACTGCTCGCACGATCGAAGCGACCCCGTCAGACACGACCGTCATGTTGACGCTGCGGCCGCTCGCAAATTATTGGTACTTCACGCTCGACTCTGACATTCTCGGGGTGCTTGACGTGAACAGACTAGGATGACGCCACCATGAGCTTTTCAAGCAATCAAATCCTGACCGCCGCACAGCTCAACGACCTGGACATTGACTCGCTGGTCGTCGATACGGACGTGCTTGTTGTCGACAAAACAAACGACCGTGTAGGTATTGGTACTGCGTCGCCGGACCGTCCGCTGCACGTGAATGCCGGAGCAGAGAACGTTGCAGCGTTGTTGCAGTCGACTGACAGTGTCTGTGACTTGTACCTACAAGACGCAGACGCTACAGGCAGCACTCAAGCCGGTCTCCGAGGTGCCGGTGATGATCTGCGATTCGTTGCGGGCGGATCGGTCAAAATGGCACTCAAGGACAACGGCAGACTTGGTATTGGGGATACAAATCCGAACAGCTATCTGGAAGTCGTTGGCACCGACGAGCGTGCGTTTCGGTTTGAGCGTGCCGAGGACGTCGCATCGGGCGGCGTGACGTGCGGCATCATGCAGATCGGTACGGACTCGACCAATCCAGGCACCGACGACTATTGGATTCTGTTTCGACGAGGTAGCGCCACGACGATCGGGGCCGTGCGTGGCACCGGATCAGCTTCGGTCAACTTTTCTACGACGTCGGATGCCACCCTGAAAACCGATCGAGGCCTAGCGTCGGCGTCCCGCATCGGCACAATCATTGACGGCCTGCAGGTGCACCAGTTCGACTGGAACGAAGGCGACGTCACCGATCAAATCGGACTGTTTGCCCAGGAAGCCATCGACGTGCTGCCTCAGTCGATCGTCAATGCGCCGACGACGATGCCAGCCGACCAGGAAGGCGCAGACAACGAATATGTGCCAGCAGCCCTTGACTACAGCAAAATTGTCCCGATTCTGATTGCCGAGTGTCAGTTTTTGCGGCAACGCGTCGCCGCCCTAGAAGCATGAGCGCCGAGGCGTACGTCGTGATCGGCACGCTCGGCGCTGCCGGCATCAG